GGGTTCCAGGATGCCCAGATCTCCGAACCCGGCTTGCGGATGGTCGGGAGGACGACATCCATGCTTTTCTGGCTGACGGACTGCGCTTCCTCCATCCAGAAGATGTCGGTGCCCTCCAAGCCCTTAGCGCTCTCGACCGTGTGGTCCAGGAGGCCCGTGAACACGAATTCGCTGCCCGTCACGCGATTCCGGATGATGTCGCGCTGGCAATCGAAGTACTTATCCCATCCGAATATCTGAATCTGATTCTCATATAGGCGTTTCACGGACTCTTTGATTGACTTCTGAATCTCACGCCCATTGACGATGAATAGCTTGGACTGCTGGGATTTGACCAAAAGGATTCGGGCGATTGTCCAGGATTTCGCACCGCCCCGACCGCCGTAAGCAAATTTCCACCGCTTAGGTTGGAAGAATGGCTCGAACTGGTCGGGGATCTGGAATTTCAGGCTTTCGCCTTCCGCTTTGGCTGGCGTGCCTCAAGCTCTTTCTCAAGCCACGCCGTCGGAATCTCCATTTCGACCACCGCGATTGCGTCTGGAGCCGGGATGAGCGCTTTGATCCGGATCTCCACCGAGTACGCCTTGTCCTCCCATCCGAACTGTCCATTCCCCTCGATCCCGTCGAGCCGGTGCGCCCGCACGATGCCCATCAAGGCGTCCACGTTCTCCAGGATCCGATCCTGCCAGTATCCCTGCACCTGCGGGATGTCGCGAGGCCGGACGCCCGTCAGGACCACCGACAGCGCGAAGGTTTTCCCGTCCTGCTGGATCTCCGCGTCGGAGCGATGGAAGGCGGCAATGGGCGCGAAGATCTCGGGAGTGATCTCGAGAGAGAAGTTGGTCCAACTCATTCCGTCCTCGCTCGGATGAACTCGATCTCGATCTTCTGGATTTCCTTCTCGGTCGGTCCGTCTAGCTCGCGAACCCTGCGGACCCCCTCCATTGCGTCCTTGGCGGCGCTGACGAGGTCTTTGAGGTCCTTCGGCTGGTAGAGCACGCCTTTCACTGCCGTCTTGTCGCTGACGATCTTGAGGATGTTCCGGAAGATCTGGTCGGCGGTGACCATGGCATCCAGAGCGATTGCGACCCCAACGCCAACCGTCCCAGCTACCGCCGCGTCGATCTCTGGGTTGGGGACGCCCGCGATCTTCGCGGAGACCATGGCGCGGGTTGTCGCGGTGCCGTCCTGCGTAATGCCTTTGAGGCGGCGCTTGAGGACGTAGAACGGGATCCCGTACCGGATGGCGATGGCCGAAAGCGAGAGAACACCGGCCCGCCAATCCGCTGTCGCAGAGGCGAGTTTTTCTGGGGGTATCTCGGTTTCAGGGCGTCCCATAGGCTTAATATACGTCTGTTGGGCGAAACTGAGCGAAACCTAGTGCCGCCAGTCCTCCAGAAGATCCTTCAGCGCCTGTTCCGCTTTCGCCCGCTGCTCCTCGGTTGGAGGGGTGAAGATCTCGCCTAGAGCCTCGAAGAACGCTTCGTGATTCCCTTCCTTCCCCTTCCACTGCCCGCAGAAGTCCGCTCCACCTTTCAAGATTGGCGTTGGATTAAATTTACATTCACTGGACTCGGCTGGACAAATGTATTGATAGCCTGCTTCAGAATACGTCACGACCCTATCTGCTGTTCCCTCTTTCCACCACCTGCACGTCGCGCAGTTATTCGCATTCATGAATCACCTCTCTCGCAGTTATGCAGCATTTCGGAATAGTGATAATTCCCATTCCGTGGCGATCTCCATCTTGGTCAATATACCCGTGTGGGCAAATCGTCAAATATCCGTCATTCTCCTGGATTACCTCACCAACGCTTTGGATTCGCTGTGGGTCCTGTTTTCGAGGTTGCCACATTTCCCAGCCTTGTGGACATCCGACAGAGTCGGCCCATTCGATGCGCTCAATCATCATCTCCCTTCCCCTTCCACTGCCCGCAGAAGTCCGCTCCGCTCTTTTCGATGGTCTGCGGAACTCCGTGGCAATCCCCGATTCCATGCTTCAGGTTCTCCTGAGCGATCCCGGAGCACATCGCAACATATCTGCGATTCTCTGGCGTATCCTGGACTATCTGCAATCCCTCTATCTTGGCGATTGCGTCGGAATCCATTTCCCGCTTTACCCACCACCTGCACATCGCGCAGTTATTCATTTGGAGCCCCATCAGTGAACTTGATCTCTATTCTTGTTGGTTGAAGTTTTCGCATCCAGATAATAACCGATTCTGAATGTGAGAAGAAAATCCACTCTCCCTTACATCTCGCGCAGATCTTGTAATGCCTCTCCCCTTTTCCGTATTTGTTATCCCATTTAACTTCTAACATGTCTCCAAATTTGTGCCCAGAAATCTTGCAGATTAGCGCTTTCATCCCCCCTTCCCCTCCACCGTCTCCGGCTGTTGTGCCTCGTCCGGGAGCGTCGGCTTGGTGTTCTCACGGAGCCACTGCGCTTGCTTGAGTTCTTCGTCGGCCCTGGCGGCGTTCCAAGCGGCCCTGGCGGCGTTCCAGGCAGCCCCGGCGGCGTTCCTGGCAGTCCCGGCGGCGTTCCTGGCAGCCCCGGCGGTGTTCCAGGCAGCCCTGGCGGCGTTCCAGGCAGCCCCGGCGGCGTCCCTGGCGGCTTCCAACTCCGCGTCTGTCGCTTTTCCGTCCAGATGCAGGCGTTTGATCCGGATTGCCTCGGCAGGTCGATTGTCGTTCGGCGCCCACGCGGCGAAATGCGGGAGTGCGCGTTCGGCACAATCCAGCGCGAATTCCCATTGTTCGCGTTCCGTCAAAATTCCCGGCCTGAGATAGGTCCAGATGGCCAAATCTGGTTTGGCGGTTGCGAGAACTTCGCGGATGTTTGCGCATTCGCGTGCGGCCCATTTGTGTCCGGTCTCGCACGCCTCATTTGTTCGGAGCCATTTTTGCGCGGTTTTGTTGAGTTTCATTTTTCTCTCCTACTCCCTCACCGCCTGGACTCTGAGGCGCGAACCATTCCTTTCGGAAGCGAGTCCAGACGGCTTAGGATGACTTGATTTCCGACGGTTCGCGTCGTCGGCTTGAGAGGCGTTTACGTTCGTGGAAGCGGGAAGTCAAGCGTTTTCGCTCTCTCAGCCCGGAACCACTCGATCCATCGCTCTGCCGTCTCTCGGTCTGCGTGATCGACCACCGCCACGATCCGTGGCCTCAGCTCCTCGATGCCTCTCCTTGGCGCTGCGGAGGGGGTAGGAGGCGTCGGGGTGGCGAGATGGTCAATCATTCGTCCATCCTCCCTGATTGACCGCCTGCGTTGGCTGGTCGCCTATTCTGTCCCCAAAACTCGCGTACCGTCCATCAAACTCGACCGGGAACGACTGTCCACGGACTCCAGCCCGTTGTTTCAGGATCGAGATCGTCCGCTCTCCTTGGCCCTGGTCCTTCTTGGTCCAGATCGCGACTACCGCGTCGGCGTCCTGTTCGATGGCTCCCGATTCCCGGAGGTGCCGGAGTTGTGGTTCCTCGTCGCCTTCGCGGTTGAGTTGGGACAGGACGATGATCGGGACCCTTGTTTCCCCGGCCAACAGCTTGAGCGCCCTGGAAATATCAGCAACGTCCGTCGCTCGGTTGCTGGATCGCTTGTCCGGCTGCATCAATTGCATGTAGTCGATTACCACCATTCGCAATCTTCCGTGCGCTTTCCTGGAAAGGACTTCCGATCGTAATGCGCTCGGTGTCGGCGATTGGCAAAAGGTGATTTCGTGCGATTTGAGTGCATTTGTAATGCTAGCGACATCATGTGCGGGGCTATCAAATGATTTTCTGGCAATGTGCGAATAGAAGATTCCCGTCAATCTGGACGCGATTCGTTCGGCCTGCTCTTGCGGGCTCATCTCCAGGGTGCAGAACAGGACCTCACCGTCCTCCGAAACGTGCTGCGCGATCCCGGTGGCCAGGGCGCTCTTGCCTTCGCTGGGTCGTCCCGCGATGACCACGACATTGCCAGCCCGGACGTGGAGGATGTCGTCCAGCCAATAAAACCCGGTCAGCACCTGCGGGGACTTGTCCGCGAAGCAAACCGCCTCGGTGAGGCTTTGGAGCGTCACCACGCCGTCCGCGTTGGTCCCTGCGATCTCGGTGACCGCCGTCAGGAGATCCGAGACGATGGCGCTGGCTTCGGCATCGCATTCCAACGCCTTCGCCTGGATCTGGCGCATCGCCTCGAACGCCCTGCGGATTGTCGCCTTGTCGCGCAGCGTGCGTTCGATGTCGCTCCAGCCTGCGTCGGAAACCGCCTCGTCGCAAAGGTCCATCAGGTAGGCGTCCCCTCCGATGGCCTCGATCCTCGCCTTGCGTCGGAGCGTCACCCCGAGCGTCACGAGGTTGACCTCCACGCCGGAATAGACCATTTCCATGATGGCGGAGAAAATGACTCGGTGACGGTCGGGGTAGAAGTCGGAATCACAAAGTTTCGTCCGTCTTGCTGCCCCTGGGAATCGAATCATGATTCCAAGGATTGCGCGTTCGCAAACATCCGACCGCATATGGTCGGTATTATCAAAGCTCAAGTGATTCTCCTTTATTCATTGCGAGATATTGATCCCTAGTCAATGGTTTCTGTCCGTTTGAGTTTCGGATTGGTGCGTCAACAGGAATCCGGCGCTTCCATTCCTTTTCGGCGGTTGGATGGTCTTTCCGAAAGAAACCGTGGCAGGTGGCGACCGTTGATTGCCAAACCTTTACGGGTCCTGTTTTTGTTCTCCATCCATTCCCATTGTAGTGATGCCAGGAGTTTTCGGCGTCCTCAGAAGGCCACCACGGGTATTTCGCTTTTGCGTATTCCACCCATTGCTCGACGGTGGGGCGCTCGGGGCGCTTCTGTGGCTCTGGCTTGGATGGGGCTGTTTGGGTGTTTACCCCCCTTTGTTCTGGAGATTGATGTGGAGACATAATTACCACCCCGGCAATTTTCGCAGCGGTTTTGGAGAAATCTGCCGGGGTACCTCCGGCAATTTTCGCCGGGGTTACCGCTTCTGACCCCGGCAATTTTCGCCGGGGTAGTGCGGCAATTTTCGCCGGGGTAGTCTTCCCCAAAAGAAGAGTGAACATGTCCGGGTGACCAGCTCTTTTTTCGCCTTTGATAAATCCATTTTCTTCCAACCAATCCAAATGGTCGCGGATTGTCCTTTCGGATTGGTGTGTCCTTTCGGAAAGCATTCTCTGGGAAGGCCAGCACCTATTGTATTCATCGGAGAATTGAGCCAAAGCCACCAGGACAAGCTTTCGGCCCGCTGTCTCGGTATTGATTCCCCATGACCAAGTGAGTGCTTTGAAGCTCATTTCGCCTCAAGGATTTGGATCAATACCCGACGCCCATCCTGAAGCTGGTATCCGAGTGACTTCTCCCCCTTGGCGATCTCCAGGGAGATGGACCCGGAAAGATCCCGGATCTCCTGCCCAACCTGGACCGCTTCGGTGAAGCAATTCGAGCAGAGCCCCACCTCGGATGATTCATCCATCCAAATTCGCTGAAAGGGGCGAATCTTCCTCGCCTCTTGATTGCAGCAATTGCATCGGTCCATTTCGCCTCTGTCTGTGTGATGTGTTCCCCGTCTTCCCGAGGTGCCAGCCGGTGTACGGCGTCAAGTGTGCGGGTCTCTCCCCGCTTGTCACCGATGGCCTGCGAAGAGCTACAACGCCCAGCCCGCACGGTTTGCGTCCCCTCAATCTACTTCCGCCCCGCGCTCCCCGCAACCTCTTCGATCTCCACCTCGAGCACTCCACCCGGCCAGATCGCGCCCCACTGGATCGTCAGGCGCTGGATCTGCGAATCGTCCTTCCAGACGCCTGCCTTGGTCAGCGAGTCCAGAACGACCTTTGGGAGGTTGTCCAGGTCGCGACGGCGCTTGTCGGGCGGGAATGCCGTCAGGGTGACCACAAGATGCCCCAGGAGCGGTGCGTGGCCGGGCATCGTGCGCTTCACTACCTCCCACACGGTCGTGTGGTAGGCGCGGCCCCGCTCAGACAGGAGCGTCCTTCCGTTCGGTAGGTGTCGGAGGTAGGTGTTCATGCTTGGTGGGTAGGGTAGGCGGATCATGCGAAAAGATCCATCTGATCGCGTTCCGGCTTGATGCAAGCGGGAGAAAACCAGATCCGTTCGCGATCATCTGCGCCCTGGTAGCCGGAGCCCTTGTTCCACGTCTCAACAGTCCACCCCATCGCCTCCAGTTCGTTGTGCTCGCCGTCGTGCCCACAGAGCGCAACCCGGAGCATTGGGTCGCCACCATTCGCCCGGCACCACGCCCGAACATCGCCAGAAACTGTGCTGGAGTCGTGAGCGTACACCGCATCTGTCAGGCTGTACGGTGGGTCCAGGAGCACGGCGGCGATCCCGTTGCGGGCCATCGTACCGGGCGACATGATGCGCTCCCAGTCACCACAGCATACCCGCGCCTCACCCATGCCCTCCTGGAGTTCACAGAACCACTCCTGGAGCCATTCGAGCCGCCGCTTCACGCCCCGCCCGCCGTCGCCGAGGTGCGGGAGCTGCCGGTTCACGCCCCGGCCGCCGTTGCCGAGATACGGGAGCTGCCGGTTCACGCCCCGGCCACCGTCGCCGAGCGTCAGCGCAGGAACTCCCTCCGCGTCTAGGTCTGCGTGCCATGGGCCGTCGCCAGCGCACCAGCCGCCGCCAATCCAGGAGCACGCGCCCCAGATCCACCAGCCTGCCGCCTTCGCGTCATGGTAATCTGGATCCGCCATGAGCCGAGCAGAAAGCATCTTCGCGTTGTTCACCAGCCAGAGGTGCCGGGCATGGAGATCGCACTCATTGATCGGCCAGAATGCAGCCTCCGCGACTGCCTCGGGGTCCGCTTGCATGGATCGCCACACGTTCGCGATGTTGCCGTCCAGATCGTTGATTGTGGCCCAGCCCGCGTACTCCTTAGGTCGGTTGAGCCAGACTGCGCCGGATCCGAAGAAGGGCTCAACCCAATTTCCACAGTCCGCGCCGAGGCGCGACCAGATGAGATCGGCGGCTTTGGATTTGCCTCCGAAATATGGAAATGGAGCCTTCACCACGTCACCGTATATGTCAGAAGTGCCGCCGCCATCCAATACGCTCCTTTGCGCCAGTTTCCATCTGCGAAATATGGTATCGCGGCGCAAAGGTCCAAGGCCATGAGGATCGTCGGGAAGATCTGTTGGCGGCTCATTCCCCGAACCCCGCCAATCCCGCTTCGAGGTCCCACAGATCGCACCCGCCCCCGCTCCGTCCGCTGACGACATGGCGCTCCACGCTCAGGTCTGCGAGGTAGTGGGGGCATTCGTCGCGCCGGACGCAGTCGTGATCGTGACAGGTGACGGGATCCTCATTCGCGATCCGCCGCAACGTCTCCGCGTGGCACCGCTTCGGAGCGCACCAGCAGGCGAGATCCTTCCCCGCGAGGTCGCGGCGGACCCATCCACGGAACGCGGCTTGTTCGGGAGCCATCGCCCACGCCTCGAACGCATCGCAGACCCGTACACGCTCGGCTTCTGAGGTGCCGCGCATCATGAATTGATTTCCCCATGGACTCCGTCTGTCCACGCGGACCGCGCCCCGTGGGATGCCATTGCGGAGGTTGTAGATCTGGGACATCAGCCGCGATCCCCCGCTTCCCGCGCGTCCAGGAAGTCCAGCACGTCCTGGACGGTCCGCCACTTCATCGCGTCGGCCCACTTGATCGTGCGCTCCGTAGCCGTCTCCAGCGCGTCGCAGATTATCACCTGCGGGGGCCAGATGCCGTCGTCGAGCCAGTCCGGGCCGAAGATCGCGTCCCAGGTGGAATCGGCGTGGATCGTCTCGGGGAGAACGTGGGCGAGGTCGGCGATGATGATTCGGAGGGCGGGGAGGGTCATTCGTCAACCACGCGAGCGCTGGCCGCGTTGAATGTCTCGCGGTACGATTCAAGAATTGCTTTCGCCATCCGATTCTCTCGTACCGTGTGCGTTTCCTTGTCGAGCTGCCTTTGCATTGTCACGGTGACGTGATCCGATGGCAATTCCTGCACGATGTCTATGATGATCCGAACCATCTCTCCCTCGCTTTCTCCCTCTCGGGTATACGCGCCGTCCCACCGAAGGGGCCTCGCTTTCCGAGGCGGCGCGGGTGGCGCTACTTGAGCTTGCGCAACTCGTTCGACCGGTTCTGGACCACAGACCAGGAATCGTCCGCCTCTATGTGCTGCACCGACCCAGAGAAGATCGGAGACTCCACGCCAGCGTCGGCGAACAGGCTCGTCAGGACCTGCGTCGTGACATCGAGTTTGTCCTCGGCCCACGTCAGCGATTCCAACTTCCAGGAAGTCGAAGCGTTCTCCTTGCCTACCTCCACCTCGAAGTGGAAGTCAGTCTCGAAGCGTCCCGGCTGGTCGATGTGCTGGAAAATTGGGATCGTGAACACCACGGTCTCGGGCGGGATGAAGTCCCCCGTGTCCGAATCCATCTGGACCGTGTACTTGAAATTCCCGTTCGCCTTCACAGACAGGAACGAGAGCTTCTTCGCGATCTGGAGATCCCGCGCCTTGAGGAGCAGATGGTCACCGAGGGGATCCAGGAAGCGCCGGAAGGACGACAAGAACTTCACAAAGTCGTTCTTGTTGAACTCCTTCCCGATGCCGCTCTGGAGGCGCTGAAGGACAGGATGATCCAGGAGTATCAACCGGGCGACCGGCTGGCGCTCCCGCCTCCATTCCAGAAGATCCGTGTTCCGCCATGCGTTTACCTGCCCGCCGCCGACGAACAGCGTCAGGTCAAGCGGGTTTGTGAGGTGCGACAGAATCCGCACGAAGTCCTCGAAGCGGTGGACCACCTTCACGCAGGCCGAAAGGTCTTTGAGGTGGATGATCTCGGACGAGAGCTTGATGTCGCCGCCCTCGAACTTCTCGATGTTGATGCCGCTGGTTTCACTCGTCATGGGTGCCGTTCCTCCGTGGGCTGATGGGGAGAAGCTCCAGCTTTTCGTTCTGGGCTTCGATCTGCGTGGATCCGTCCGCGAAAATGTGGCCATCCTCGTTGACCATGGTGTGCATCGCACGGGCCTTGCGCTTGGCGAAGGATCGTCCGATGGTCCAGCCCACCGCGCCAAACTGCTCCTGGCCGCGTGGCGAGATCGAGAGCTTCACGGTGATCTCGGCATTCACGCCGAGCCGCTCCGCTTCTCCCTGGACTTCCAAGAACGCCGCTTGGATCTCCTTGTCGAGCTGGCCGTTCGCCAACTCCGCGTAGTGCATCGCTTCTTTTTTCGACATGCTCTCTCCTTTCCTCAACCCGTGAGGCGCGGGGCGTTTCCGCCGTGCAATTCTCCCGAGCGCGACACCTCGCCGCGTCAGGATGGACCGTTTCCCCAAGCTACGGAGGGGCGTGTCCATCAGGATCTCAGAACGGAAGATCGTCGTCCGGTGGTGGCGTCATGTCGCGCTGGGCTGGCCGTGGCCGCTCCTCGCTAGGCGACCCGCCGCCGTCCTGCGCTTTCCCGTCCAGCATCATGAAGCGGTCGCAAAGCACTTCCGTGGCGTACCGCTTCGTCCCGTCCGTTGAGTCCCAGGATCGCGTCTGGAGCTTGCCTTCCACGTACACGCGGGAACCCTTGCGCAAGTACTTCTGCGCGATCTCCGCTTGCACCTTCCACGCCACGATGGTCACCCATTCCGTGCGCTCCTGTTTCTGCCCGCTCTTGTCCTTCCAGGACTCCGTGCAGGCCACGCGGAAGTTCGCGACGGTCGCGCCTCCGGGAGTGGTGCGGACCTCGGGATTCGCTCCCAGGTTGCCGATCAACATTACTTTGTTCAGTGACGCGCTCATTTCGACTCCTTCCAAAAATTGACTTGCTCGACCTTGTTTGCCACCAGCGACAGGAAGTCTTCCCGCCGTGCCGCAAGCTGCTCCGCTTCGCCCGCGATGTCGGCCCGGAAGATCCGGAACGTGTAGAGCTGTTTCCACTCAGGGAAGTCGGAGCAGTACGAAACGAAGTCGAGCCATTCCCGCCCGGAACACTCCAGCTCCCCGATCATCTGCCAGCGGTACGTCGGATCGATCCCGCCGCGCAGGATGTTCGCTTCGTGGACGCTGGCGATGACCGACTTGATCTCGATCACGCCATCCGTTCCAACCAGCCCGTCCGGGGACGCGCCGTACTTCCCGCAGTCGAAGAACCCGCCGTTGCCAATCTCGGTGAAGGTCTGCTCTTCGTACAAGGCGCGGGCCAAAGGCTCCATGTCATGCCCGCGATCCGTGTCCGTACTCCGGAAGCTGTATTCCGCTTTCCGGCCCGTGACGATCTCCAAGGCCACCTGCAGAGCGTACCGCTTCGCAGGATCCCCGAACGCCTTTGGATTGTTCGCCATGATCGCGGCGAAATTCGATGCAGTGACCTTCCCGAGTCGTGCCTGTTCCCATTCGATGGTGTTCTGCGGAACGTCGATCCAGATCATTCCGCGCCCCCCTGGGAAGGAGCAGCACACTCCGCGATGAGCTGGGCTTGATGTTCCTCGCTCATGTTGACCTTGGATAGGACGAGATTGAGATTCCCGTCGCGCAGGTACGCGGCCTTGGCGTTCTCCCACGCCTTGGGTTGTTCCGGCCCGATGGTCTTCCGGTCTGCGGCGGCACGGACCCGAAGCCCCTCCACCGTGTCGCGTCCGAACTTCACATTCGCGTCCACATAGATCGTGATCCGCGCCCCGCTCCATCCTTCGATGAACGGGGTTCCGGTGATCTTGTCCAGCGTCTTCGAGTTCGTCGCGTTGAGGATCATCGGCTTCAACATATCGCCTTTGCGGATCTCGCGCTCCACAAAATAGGCGGTGTTGAAGACATCTTTTGTCTTCTTCGTCTTGTCCTGTTCCTGGACGACGTGCGACACGGTAAGCGTGATCGGATCGACCACATCTGCCGCGCTGAGGTACGGCGAATCGAAAACGACCCGGTAGTGGTGCCCTCCGTTCATTCCCCGCCCCCTTCCGCGCCTTTCTTCGCTTGGTTGAGGTCGGGACGACCCAGGTCGCTCGGGGTCAGATCGGGAAATCCGCGCTGCTTGAGGACGCGGACCAGCTCCGGAACGCGGCCTGATGGTGTCAGGGTACGGCCCATGCACCAGCGCGACAGGGTAGCCGGGTTGACGGGCGGATCCAGCTTCTTCGCCGTCACGGTGCCGACAGCGGCGGCGAGACGCGCCTGCCCCATCGGAGACCATGCGGTCGGTTTGATCGGTTCGGGATGCGGCATTTTGCTCCTCCTGGCCCCAACGCGGGGCGATGGTTAGAGTATACGTCAATAGTGACGTTAAGT